GCGATGATCAAACGATTGCAGCCCATAACAACATTGTCATAATCCATGCCTTCTGGATCTTCATTAACCAAACGAAAGCCCATTCCTTTCTCATGGGCTATAGACATGTATTGTTTGAATCCTTTTAATTGATTACAAAGTGCTGACATCACGGCGCGTGGAGAATCCGCGACAAAACGATACTTCCGACCGAATCGCCTACCTAGCTCTCCAAGTAGTTTCACTTCAATCAGCGCCATTAAAACATCTCCGAATGCCGCAAAGCTTTTACTGTATTCTTTTTCCAGTAGCCACCATAAACATTGGCTTCTGATAGTCTACCAAGTAAATGCTGGTAAAAAATGTTTTCATTGGGGGAATGAATGATTCCAGCATGATTTGGAAAGCTTGCCTGCAGTTGCATTAGGATAATGTCTCCTTTCCTTAAGTTGCTGCCTCCTTCAATTTCAACAAAGCCTTGACTGGCGAAGTTTCGTTCAAACATTCGCCATTCGCTGCTTTCCCATTCAAACTCTTCTCCTCGATCAAAATCGTCTAGTTCCAGTTGAAACTCTTGCTTGTAATAATCACGCCACAGACCATAGCAATCATAAATGCCATAAATCCATGGTCTCCCTAGGCATGGAGCGTTCCCAGTTGGATCCATCTCTTGCCAACTATTTGCGCCATTGCAATACATCACCCACGGCAGATTGGTTTGCTTGCAAGAAGCAATGTCGTGCTTGCTAAACGCAGCATTAAAACCAGTATGCGAATGGAACACTGCTTGAATGCCTAATGGTTCAAGCCTTGCATAATCTTGCGCATCAATTGCAAAATTCTCCAATGGGGAAGAATGCTTATTAGTACATGGCCAGTATTGGTCTCCTGCAATTAAGCCACAAGCCTCTTCATTGCCAGCACTTTGTGCATGTGCGGCCATTGCTGTTTTTAGCGAAGTAATCATTGTCGTCCTTGGATGGCTCCTGGAAAGCCGCCGAAAGGCAGGCTTTGGTCTTCAAACACTTTAGTGGCATCATTCCAGACGGCTGGGAAATGTGCTTGGCAGCTTGCCACTCTTTTACCA